CCGGGATTACCGCGCCGGGTGCGGCACTGGGACTTGGCCGCCAGCACAAAGACGCAAGCGGATTACAGCGTCGGGTGCTTGGGCGGCATGGACGCGGACGGGAACGTCTATGTGCTGGACGTGGTGCGCGGGCGCTGGGAGTGGCCGACATTAATCCGCGTTATGCGTGATACGGCGTTATCAGAGCCGGGAGTCGTGCAATCAGTCGAGACAACCGGCGCACAGAAGGGAATGCTTGACTTGCTCATGGCTGAGCCCGCTCTAAGTGGTATATATTTCCAGGGCGTCAACCCGGCAGCCGATAAAATCACGCGGGCACAGCCGGTACTGGCCAGGGCCGAGCAGGGCAAGTTGGTACTACTGCGGGCGGCGTGGAACGCGGCGCTGATCGACGAGATGTGCGCGTTTCCCGAAGTTGAACACGACGACCAGGTTGACGCGGTAAGTGGAATGCTGGCGGCGTGCGCAGTCTCAGGTTGGGCGTGGTAAGGAGCGCAAATGGCAAAAATATACACACCGGCAACAAAATCACTAAATCCGTGGAACGTGGACGACAATCGCGGATGGGACATAATCGGAGCAGAAGCCAGAGCAGATGAGCGCGAGCTAGTGCCAGTCGTGGCAGATTGTATCGATGAAATTGCCAAAAGCATGGCCGACCTGCCATTCTGCGTCTACAATCAGCGCGGCGAGGTCGTGGACGATAGCGACGATTATCACAACGTAACCGGAGCCATTCCCGACCCGTATTCGTTTTTCTGGTTGACGGCGGCGTCTCTTGTCATGTCCGGTACGGCGTATTGGAAGAAGCAGCGCAACCCCGCCGGATACACAAAGGGACTAAAATATTGGGCTTATACCAACATAAGCCCGCAAATTAAGCCAAACACGACGCCGGATAATCTCACCTTCCGGCGGGCAAGTGTATCGGCGGAAATCCCCGCCGCAGAAGTGCTATATATGTGGCTTCCAGACCCGAAAGTAGAGTTCGGACCGGCGCTATCCTACCCGCTCAAGCGGGCGCTTAAGTCGGCTGGGTCATTGTCTGCCATCTCAAGTTTCGTGGATAATTACATGAATAGCGGCATGGTCAAAGCGTTTATTGCGCAGAGCGACGTACCGCCAGCCAGCGATGACGAGAAGCGCGAGATTGAAGATTATTTGACCAGAATATTGACTGGCGTAAAGCGCACGTTATCGAAAATCCGCGTCATCCGCAAAACAATCTCTATACAATCCGTGGGCGGCGGGCTGGACGAGTTACGCAACGTCGGCGTTATCAAGGAAATCAAACAGGATGTTATCGAGGCTTTTGGTGTCCCCGCGTCGCGTGTTTGGGGCAACGCGGCCAACTATGCCACCGCCGCCAATGACACAATGATTTTCATCGCCAGCGAAATCATGCCGCTGGCGCGTGTCATCCAGTCCGCGCTCAACGAGCAAGTATTAAAGCCTTACGGCCTGACATTGGTATTCGAGCCGCGCCGGATGGAGGAGTTTGCCGTCGTCCTGGGAGAGAAAATCGCCGGGCTGGATGCAGTTGTAAAATCATTCGAGCGGGCGATGGCGCCAGCCGAAGCGTTACGGGCGTCCATTGACTTACTTGGCTTGGATATATCACCGCAGTTAACAGAGCGGATTGACTTGGCAATCGCGCAGTCGGCCACACAAGCAACCGCGTCGCCTGAGCCGTTGCGGCCAGAGCCGGATGTAACCAGCGAGATTAAGTCCGCAGTGGTAGAGCTTGACAAATGGCAGTCAAAATCGGAGCGGCAAAATAAGATTATCACATGGCACGCAATCCACCTGCCAGCCTGGGCGGTTGATGCTATCAACGGCGGGCAGGCGTGGAGCGCAGTGCGGACAATGTTATTGACCAATAACGCGCCGCCTGCAAAGTCTGATATATTGGCGCTTGCCGATGCAATCAACCGCGCCTCCGAGACAAGATGAAAGACAAATTATCCGCCGCCGTGCTGCTCGTGCCTGACGTGATACCGCACCTGACCATCCGCGCCAGGTTGCTTACTGGCGCGGCAATCAAAGCCACCCGCGACCGGCGCACCTGGCAGGGGCAAGCCGAAAAGGAGTTGCAAAACAAGATCAGCGGCTTGATGAAAGAATACTGGAAATTGACCGGTCAAAATATCGCTGCAGGTGAGAACCCGAACACGGACGAGTTTGCCAAAAAACTGCAAGCATTATTACAAAATGAGCTTGCCAACATCGCCGCAGACGGGGCCGAGGAACGCGCCGCCAGCCTGGGAATAGCGTTTGACCCGGCAGCGGTGGACATCGCCGCCGAAGCCTGGGCGCGCGAATATAGCTACGATCTAATTAAGGGCATAGACGCCACCACCCGCGAGACGGTTGCCAACGCAATAACGGCATTCACCAACACGCCCGGCATGACCAACGCGGATATAATCGACAAGCTATCCGGGACATTCGGCGAAGTGCGTGCGCAGATGATAGCAGTCACGGAAGTCACCCGCGCATTCGCGGCCAGCGAACAGATATACCAGACCATGCTGGACGATGCCGGGATTGCCACTGTGCGCGAATGGCTGACAAGCGAGGACGAAACAGTTTGTCCTATATGCGGAGCGCTCAACGGAAAAACAGCGGAGCTTGGCGAAGTGTTTGTGGATGACGATGGCAATACATACGACAATCCACCCGCCCACGTCAACTGTCGGTGTGGCGTGCAAGTGAGGCTGAAATGATGACATTCAACATGGCAACATCTCCCGGTCTCATGCACATTCTGAGCGGAGATAATATAGCACCGGCAGCCCAGGCCGCGTCAATCGCCACCGCAAAAGAGTTGGAAGCCGAAGCCCGCCCGTATCCCGGCCCGGCAAATCATCCGGTCGTGTGGCAAAGCGAAGCGCAGCGCCGCTATTATTTTGCCATGCGTCGCGCTCGTGGCTTGCCACCAAATTACACGCGGCAAAGCGACCCGGCGCGGCAAGGCGACCCAATGAGCGAGCGCATGATGATGAGCTGGGTGGTGGAGCCGTATGAAACCACCGGGGCGCTACTTAAAAACAGCGCCACCTATGCGCCCTATGTCATAGGTGACAAGCAGTCTGTACAGCATGAGCTAACCGGCTGGCGCAAATTATCGGACGTGGCAAGAGAGTTTTTCTCAAGCGGCAAAGGCGCAGCCATTTTTGAAAAAGCATTTTCGCAGGCAATGGAAAAACGAAAATAGTATGATATAATGGCGTTGACAATTTAATAAATCTGACGAGAGACCCGACAGGTTGACAGGATAAGTCAATGGAGCGGCCCGGCGTCACAGTGTGCAATCTATATTTGCGTACCTGTGAGCCGGGCTTTTTGTTTGCAAAAAAAAAACGAGGTGAACATGCCGAAAAACGTACCAGCAGAATTGGAAGATAAATTTGCGAGCTGCAAGGAAAAGGTTATTGCCAGCGGGCAGGATGAGCAAGCCGCTTATGGTATCTGCTATATGTCAGTCGTAGAGGGTAAGAGCATGGCGGATGCGACCAAATCTTACTATCTTGACACCGCCGCCGTCAAGTATGGCCGCACTATCAGCGCGGCAAACGCCGAACTGATAAAAGGCATTATCAGCCTGGCTAAACAACTTATCCCGGACGAAGAGCCAGCCGAAGCCGAAGCCGAAGCTGAGCCAATTGACATGCCCGCCGAAGCGATGCAGCCAGTCAAAGACGGCGAATTGCTGGTATCCTATGGCAGCGCAGTCAAATCCATTGGCGGCAAATTGGGTGGCTATGCCGTGCGTTTTAGCGGCAAAGACCTTTCCGGGGAGGGTTTTAGCCGCGAAACAAATTACGGCTTTGCGGGCGATCAAACCAAGAAAGTCGACATCCTGCTACACCATGCGCAGCCGATGGAGACCAAAACCGGGCGGCGCGTCCAGGTGACAGAACCGATTGGTGTTGCCACACTCAAGATGGCCGATGACGGTATTGTCATCGATGATGCAATCCTGTACACGGCGGAGCGGTATGCAAAATATCTTGACAAGCTGGGCTGGAGTACCGGGGCCGCCGCTCATGCCGTTGTGCGTGACGGCGCGACCATCAAACAGTGGCAAATTGCCGAAGTCAGCCTGACACCATTTCCGGCCGAACCGCGCAATATGGTGGCGGCAAAGTCGCTGGAAAATATCGTGATGGATATTGACGACGCCGCTGAAATGGATTATCAGGAAATTGGCCGCCAGGTTGGGGCCGCACTCTATCAGCAAATCCGCCAGGCCGCAGGATAAGCGGACGGCGTAACGCAACCAATTAACCGATCAATCAATTAGTCAAAGGAAAAAACATGGAAAACGAAGAGATTAAAAAAGCAGTAGCGGAGGGCATCACCGAAGGTGTCAAATCCGCCCTGGCTGGCCTGCCCGCAGTCGAAACGAAAAGCACTATCGTTGTGACTCAGGATGCCGGTGATCGTACATTCCGCACGCTTGCCGACCAGGCGCGTGCCGTCAAGGCCGATGTTATGAGCATGGGCCGCAATACTCACCCACGTTTACAGGCGCTCAAGGCCCTAGAACTGGAAGCATTCAAAGCCTCCGGCGCGTCTGAAGGTGTTCCCGCAGATGGTGGTTATCTTCTGGAACCTACCCTGGTTTCGGAAGTGATGAAACCCATTCACGAGGAAGGTCCATTTACCCGCAACGCTCGCCGCTTGCCCGTATCTGCAAACAGCAATTATGGCTGGCTGAATGGCGTTGACGAAACCAGCCGCGCCACCGGCTCGCGCTGGGGTGGTATTCAGGGTTATCGCCTGAATGAAGGCGGAACCAAAACCGCCAGCAAACCCAAGTTTCGGCGCATCAATTGGGAGCTGAAAAAGTACGCCGCCGTCGTTTATGGCACGGACGAACTGCTGCAAGACGCCGCGATGTTCAGCGAGCTTGTCAACGTAGGCTGCCGCGAAGAGTTGATGTTTATGGCGAACGATGACATCCTGAACGGCTCAGGCGTTGGCGGTCCGCAGGGTATCTTGCAATCCGGCGCATTGATTGGCGTCACTCGTACCGATGCGAACACGGTACAGCACGCCGACATTGTGGCTATGTGGGCGCGTATGTCACCCCGCAACAAACCCAATGCTGTCTGGTTTATCAATAGCGAAGTGCATCCCAAACTGGATGCGCTGTATTTCCCCGGCTCTACGACCAGCGTCTTGTCGCCCTATGTCTCATACGGGCAGGATGGCGTCATGCGCATCTATGGCCGCCCGGTCATCGAAACCGAGTTCAACCCGGCGCTTGGCACTCAGGGCGACATCCTGCTGGCCGACATGCGTGAGTATCTGTACTGGGAAAAGACTGACATTCAGGCCGCAACTAGTATTCACGTTCAATTCTTGACCGACGAAACGACCTTCCGATTCGTCTACCGCTGCGACGGGCAGACCGCTTACTCGTCACCCGTCACCCCCTATAAGGGCAGCGCCACCCAATCCGCTTTCGTCAGCTTGACCGCTGCCAGTTGATAAGGAGCTACCATGATTTATGATCGCTTTGCATCAGCCCTTAATACCATCCCGCTGATTGCCCCCGTTGACACCGCCGCAACTGCTATTCAAGGCAACATCAAGCTGGGAGGCGCTCATGGCGGCACGGCGTTTGTGTTTTTCGGCGTTAACACCGCCGCCAGCGCCGACCAGGCCGTTACCGTCACAGTAGAGGCCGCCACGTCCAGCGCCAGCACCGGAGCGGAAGCCGTCGCTTTCAACTACCGCTTGTCCGGGGCGGTTGGCGCTAATACCTGGGGCAGCATCACCGCCGCCACCAGCGCCGGGGTTGCTATTACCATCTCGACGGATGATAACAAGGTGCTTGCCATTGACCTTGACCCGTCAAAGTTTCTTGCGGCTAAGGCCGACACCACTCATGCTCGCGTCATCGTCACCCCTAACGCAGGGGCAACCGCCACGCTTGTCGCTGCCATTGCGCAGCTTGAGCCGCGTGTATCACAGACCAGCATGGTTTCGGCTACCTAGTTTCGAGGGGGGAGGGGCGCACCCCCTCCCCCTGAAATAAACCATAATGAAACGATTGGCGATTGTAGGCAGTCACCCGGATACGCGAGACAACGCGCCCTGGAATAATCCAGAGTACGACATCTGGGTATTCAACGAGGCGGCGATGGCAAACCCAATTGACACGCCGCACGACTTGGCGAAACAGTGGTGCAAACGCTGGGATGTCTGCTTTCAAATGCACAAACCGGAGATATACACCAGCCCGCACAACCGCTCCAATGCTAATCATTGGCAATGGTTACAACAGGCGCACGACGACCGCAAAATCTATATGCAAGCAGTAGATGAGCGCGTGCCGAACAGCGTCGCTTACCCGCTTGACCAGGCCGTCGAATTGACTGGCGAAAAATACTTTACAAGCTCGTTTGCCTACGCTTTGGCGCTGGCCGCCTTGCAAAATTACGCGCATATTGAGATATACGGCAGCGATTTGGTAAGCAATACTGAGTACAGCTACCAGGCAGAATGTTTCAAATTTTGGCTCGCCTATTTACGCGGGCGCGGCGTGACGGTAGAGATGAAATGCTGGGCAACCGCGTTTGTCGCGCCGCTCTATGGGTACGAAGGCGAAGTACAGTTGGGCGCTGAATACTACCGGCAGCGAGCGGCTAAACACAATGCCGACTGGCAATCTGCCGAGAAAAATCTGGCAAATACCAAACGAGCCATAGATAAGCACATTAGTATGAGCGAGTGGCAGAAGGTCAAAGACTTAGTGTTGTCATACCAATCAGCCGCGCACCTGGCCGGGTCAATATCGGGCGCAATGTCCGAGGCGGAGAGATATGCAGCTTATGGTGAGCGCGCAATATACCGGCAGGAATACGAGCACAGCATGGCCCGCGCCCAAAAAGACGGCGAGCGGGTCAAAACGCTCATGTACCACGTCGGCGGAATGGTTGAGTACGTCTGGAATATCGTTAAACAAACCAATGCGCAAAAGGCAATTACACAACTTGCTGAGTATATCGGCGTCATGGGTCGTCACGCTTACGACGCCGGAGCGATGCAAGGCGTCTTTGCCGAAAACGGCGAATATATGCGCCTGTTTGATGGGCTGGTGCAAGCTGCAGGCGGACGCAAATCGCTTGAAATAATAACGGGTGAGCAATGACAATCACAAATGGGTATACCGATCTGGTAACCATGAAAGGCGCGGACGTGCTAAACATTAGCGCAACGGATACCACGTCCGACGCGCTACTGGAAACCATCATCGAGGCCGCCAGCCGGACAATTGACAGCGACACCGGGCGGTACTTTTTTAAGTCCGCAACCGACGAAACGCGCTACTACGCAGCCGAGTTTAGCGACAAGCTATTTGTGGATGACTTGGTGAGTATCACAAGCCTGGCGACCGATGGCACTAATGATAGGACTTACGCCGAGCTATGGAGCGCGTCAGATGATTATGACCTGATGCCCTACAACGCCGCCCTGGACGGCAAGCCATATACAGCCATTGCGATGCAGGACGCCGGAAGCTACACGTTTCCGCCCTATCGTAGGGGCGTCAAGATTGTTGGCATATTCGGCTGGCCTGCCGTGCCGATGAAAATCAGGCAGGCTTGCATCCTGTTATCGGAGCGGTATTTTAAGCGCCTAAGTACCCCGCTTGGAGTTGCGAGCATGGCGGCGATGGGTGAAATACAAATCCAAATTAAGGATAAGGATGCGGATTACTGGCACTTAATCCTGGAGTACATCAGGAAGCCATGACCGACAAAATCAATCTCGCCTGTGTGCAAATCGCCGCCGTCGTGCGCAGCGTCTCAAATATCCGGCAGGTGCATGATTACGCCCCGGATAATCCTAATGCGTACCCAATGGCAATCGTCTATCCGGGCAGCGGGAAGTTTGACAATTACGCGATTGGAACGCAGCGCAGCCTGAGCGACATAACCATTGACGTGCTTGAGCCGATGCAGATGCAATCATTGCCGCGTTTTATGGCCGCGTTCACGCCGCTGGTTGACAGCGTACCGGCGGCGCTGCTGGCGGAGATGGCCGCCAATGGGTCTCGCTTTGGCGCAACGCTTGAGACATTTGACCGGATAGATTATTCATTTTTGCCGCGCATTGATTACGCCGCCGACCCAATGCGCGGGTACAGGTTCGTCATGCGCGGCGTAAAAATCTTGACATAGGAGTCGCAATATGGCAAATGGAATTGAAGCACTGCGCCGCGTCCAGCTTGGCGTGGAAACCACTCACGGCACGCCTGTCTCTACCACTACCTACTTGCGCGGGCAGGGCGTCCCGTCGGATGACACCGAGCATGTTTTCCCGGCAGAAAATATCGGTATCATACCCGGTACAGACCGCTCATACATTGCGCAAAATATCGGCACAATGGCCTATACAGGCGTTTTGACGTTTGAGCAGTTACACCCGTTCCAGGCCGGGATTTACACCGCCGCAGCAAGCGCGGACGGCGGCGGGAGCGGGCATATCTGGCACTACATCCTGCCAACCACCAGCGTATATAGCGCATCTGACTTAAGCAGCTACACCATCCAGGCCGGGGATAATGCCGCCGCCGAGATTATGCCGTTTTGCTTTGTCCCCGATTTTGCAATTGACGGCTCCTATTCGCAGGCGCTTACATTGTCGGCCAATTGGCGCGGCCAGTCATGGACTGCCAGCACGTTTGACGCCCTGAGTGCCAGCGACTTGCAATCGGTAGAAGAAGTGTTATTCAACAAGGGCGGGCTATACATCGACGCGGCAACCGGCACGATGGGCGGGACGCAAGTCTCGAATACCCTGCTATCCATGTCGCTCAAAGTTACCACCGGCTGGCGTGCGCAACCTACCGCCGACAATACGCTAAGTTATTCACTGATCAAGCAAGTATCGCCTGAGGCTGAATTAACGTTGACTTACGAGCATAACGCCAGCGCCGCAACCGAGAAGGCCGCCTGGCGCGCCGGAACGCCACGCCAAATCCGGTTGTTATTCCAGGGATCGGCGCTATCCAACGCCGGGAGTTACACCTACAAAACTTTCCAGATTGACGCGGTGGGTCGCTACTCGTCATTCTCAGCCCTGAGCAGTGATGCTGGCAATGACACCGTAAGCGCCACGTTCAAAATCCGCTACAACGCCACCGCCGCAAAATTTCTCGAATTTCTATTTGTCAACGAAGTTGCGACGCTGCCATGAAGTTTGTCATAAATGCCGAGCAACTTCTTAAAGACTTGCCGCCGTCTGATTATTTTGCCATTGTGCAAGGCAATCAGCTTGTCACTTATCGCATTATGCTCAAGTGCGCGGCGGATGACGCCGGTAATCTACTTGACGAGCGAGATTCGCGGGCGGAGATTGACCGGCTATCAAATAATAGTATGGCAGAGTTTGGGCGCGTGCAAAGCGAGTTTATTCGTGCCCTATCGGACGCGCTGGTAAACCCTACGAGCGCCGCTCGTTAGAGCAGGCTCTAATGAGCGGCGCGGCGGTTGCGCCCTGGTGGATTGCCGTGTTGGATTGCGCTGCCGAATGGGACATGAGACCCTGGGAGATTGCAGGCGGTGAGATGATAGTCTGGTACGAGAGATGGCGCGCCCGCCGCAATGCTCAGGCGCGAGTAATGAAGGCGAAAAACGATGGCTGAAAAAGTCGAAATCATTGTCACGGCAAAAGATAACGCATCACAAATACTGCGCGGCATATCGTCGTCGTTTGGCGGGATAGGCACGGCGGTGCAGGCCATTACTGCGGGCGGCGGAATTGAAATGCTTGCCAGCCAGATTGTCCAGTTTGGAAAACAATCGGTAGCGGCAACGGTAGCCTATGCTGACGAAGTGCGGCGATTGTCACAAATCAGCGGGCAGAGCGCCGAGGAAACCAGCCGATTAATACAACTGGCGGACGATTATAAATTGTCGGTTGGTGACTTGACAGTTGCCATGCGTAAGATGACCAGCGAGGGGATTACACTTAATACAGATGCGCTGGCGCAGTTATCCGACCAATATCTTAAGCTTAACCCAGGGCAGGAACGGGCCGCGTTCCTAATGGATAAATTTGGGCGGCAGGGCGTCAAGTTTGCCGAAATAATGGGCAAGGGCGGCGCGTCCATCCGGGCGATGAATGACCAGATTGACGATAATCTGCTACTGACTGATGAGGCTGTCGCAAGGGCGCGCCAGTACGAGATGGCGATGGATAGCCTGCAGGAACAATCGCTCAAGCTACAATACGCCCTGGGAAATGAATTAATCCCGGTTGTTACCGACGTAGTAACCGCTTTTAACGATGGTGCAGAACGCGGCATGGACTGGCGCGATGCAATCTATAATTTAATCACCCCCGCTTACGGATTAGCGCAAGCTGTTAAGAGTTTAACCGCTGCCCACGAAAAGAATAATCCTGAAGTTGACGCGGCGACGCAAAGTTATACAGCGATGGCAAAGGCCGTGAAAATAACGACGCAATCGGAAGATGAATTAGCCGCTGAAACAGAGGAGCTTGCCAAATCCCAGACCGCAGCTAATAAAACATATCTCGCGCAGTTAAAAGACATTTCCAGCGCCGAGAAAGATTACGCCGACGAAGTACGCACGCTGGCAGATGAGCGCAGGCAGGTGGAGCAGGAGCGCGCCGACGCTATTGCCGCGGGTTGGGATACGGCTGGCAATGTCGTGCGGGAATATGACGCAATGCTGGCGGATGTTGGCAAACGCGCAGAAGAGGCCGCCCGGAAACACAAGGCCGCCACGCAGGAAATTATTTTGTCAAATCTACTTGCGAAATTATCTCTGAACGAGTTTACCGACGCCGAGTTTGAGAAATACCTATCTGTTGAAGTGGCGTTTGGCCGTATCGCCCAGAAAGACAAAGACTTGACGATAATGCAAAACGAGTTGACCAATGCTTTCATGTCGAATATATTAAATGCAAGTCAACTTAAGCAAGCCATAGACATGATACCAAGCGGAAAAACGGTTGACGTAATCATCAACGCGGTTACTAATATCCCAAGTTACTCCACCAGCCCGGCAATCTTGAGCAGTAAATATAAAATGAAAGCCGCAGGCGGGCCGGTAGCGGCGGGAGAGTGGTATCGCGTCAATGAGACTAATCAGGAATATTTCAGACCAAGCACCGCCGGTTCTGTTCTTCCAATCGCGCCGGGTGGCGCGGGAGGTGGCGGCGTGACGGTAATCATCAACACGGACGCAGTGATTGGAGACCGGGCGCATGTTGAAGGATACCTGCTGCCCGTCATCCGCGAGGGACTGCGGTCTGTTAACGCGGGGCGATAATGGCAATTTACTCCTCTTTCAGGTATGGCTCAGGTACGAAATGGGGCGCGTCTACGCTGACGGCGCTACACTGGGCCATACAGGTAGACTGGTTTGACACCAATTTCGGAGAGGGTATTAACGAGGCGGCGCGGTGTATCTCTTGCGAGTGGGAGCGGGGCCGGGATACGTTTCTGGAGACGCCGACAAACGGCATCCGCTTCCCGGCAGTGGGCCGGGCGTCCATTACGCTTGATAATCATGACAGGTTATACGACCCGCGCAACGCAAGCGGTGAGTATTATGGGCATATAGCCCCCGGACACCGGGCGCGGATTGGGGTTCGCACGCCTTACAGCGGCACAAATATAATCTGGCGTTTCGCCGGGCGCGTGACCGACATTACCCCGTCCGGCTGGCGCAATGGCTATGTGGATCTTGTGATTGAGGACGCGCTACAATGGCTCTACGACCAGGACGTTGACATAGACGTACAGCAACTTATCCGTATAGACGAGGCAATCGCGCAAATTTTAACGACCGCCGCCTGGCCGTGGGACTCTGATCTTGCAATCAGCGCAGACAGTTTGCGCTATTGGTGGGCAACTGATAAAGCATCGTCCGAGATAGCAGACTTAACGGCATCCGGCATCGGGTATTTCAGCGTGTTGGGGAACGGAAAGGCGCGTTATCTTAACCGCGCAGACGTTACCGCGTCGCCTATCAGCCTGACGGATGACAACACGCTCAACAATCCCAGAGTGGCGCAACCCTGGGAGAATTACAAAAACTCCATCCGCGTGCGCTGGTATCCGAAACAATTGCAGGCCAGCGGCGTCATCTGGAGTGATATTAGCGTACCGGTATCAATTGTACCGGGTGGAAGTTATATTACTTTTGGCGATTACGCTTACAATGGCATTGCAGGCCCGGCCCTATCCGCAGCGGTAGGTAGTGCGGATTATTCAGTCAACAGCGCATCGGATGGCAGCGGGAGTGATATTACAGCGGACTTCGACGTTTCCCTGACCGACTTTGGCGCGTCGGCAAAATTGATTGTTACCAATAATGGGGCGGTGACGGGATACGTTATGCTATTGCAGATAACCGGGGAGGCAATCACAACGCCATATACCGGGTCATATATTGATAACCGGCTGGATTACGCCACCAACCCGCGCACCTGGACACTGGAGTTGCCCTGGCAGCAGACCAGCGGACGAGCCGAAGCAATTGCCGCTATTATGGCAGATTATTTATCCGCCGAGCGCACCTGGCCGACTGTAACGCTGGAAAATCGTTTTGACACGCAGTTTGGCGCGGACATATTTGACACGCTGCGCTATACGAGCAACTATCTTGGCATAGATGACAGCTTCCGCGTCGGCAAAATACGGGAGCAATGGATTAGCGATAATGGGCAGGCCGTCCGGACATCCTACACGCTGGAGCCGTATGTACCCGGCGCAGTTGCCTGGACATGGCCCGTTACCGACTTTGGCACAGACACAATTTTGGGGTGATTATGGACAAGATATATAATGGCAACGATTACGCAAAAATGGCCGGGTATCAGGACATCCGCGTCATGCTCAAGGCCGGGAAATATACCGGTTACGACACGCCCTACATTGACGGCGAGCCGTCCGGGACATCGGTGGTGGCTTATATCTCATTCGGCGTCTGGATTGCCGAGTGCGAGTGCCGGGGCGCAGAGATGGTAGCGGCTGGTGAACCGTTTTACTGCCGGTCGTGCGGCAATTATGGCAACGGCGGCAAGGGACGCCCAGTAACATGGCCGGATAATGCCAGTGATATAGAGGCGGAGTTACTGCGGCGGCCAGTCATCCCAGGCACCGGGCGAAACGAATTAGAGCGATTACAGCGCAGCCGGGCGGCAATCCATGTGGATGGGCGCGGCTGGTTGGCTAGAACCTGGCTGCCGACCGAAACGCTGGACGATTTACGCGAGCAAAATAAAGCCCTGCCCAAGAAACGGAGACGATAACTCATGGCTTATACCGCAGTCCCAACAGTAGTAACCGGACAGACCTATCTGGCAAGCGATTACAATAGTTACGTCAAGGACAATATGAGCGCCCTATGGCCCTACACCACCGCCGGCGACATAAGTTACGCCACCAGCAGCAGCACACTTGCGCGAATTGGCATCGGCTCAACCAATCAGGTATTGACTGTGCAAAGTGGAGCGCCAGCGTGGAAAACGCCGACGAGCGGAGTATCGCTTGAGGACGTGTACCCGGTTGGGTCGTTGTATATGTCCACCGTCAGCACCAGCCCGGCGACGTTGTTCGGGATGGGAACATGGGTAGCGATTGAAGGCCAATTTGTTTTGGGAGCAAATGCCACCTACCCGGCAGGCACAACCGGCGGCGCGGCAACGCACACCCTGACAAGCTCGGAGATGCCCAGCCACACGCATAACGATAACGGTCACGCGCACACAATTGCGCACACGCACACCTATGATCACTGGCAAAACACCAATCCATTCCAATCCGGCGGCAGCGGCCCGGCAAAGACAGGAGACAGCACTAGCACAACCAGCGGAGCGTCGTCGACTAGTTCGGGCACGGCATACGCCAATATCCAAAATACAGGCGGCGGGGCCGCTCATAACAACCTTCCGCCATATCTGGCGGTGTATATCTGGAAGAGGACGGCTTAATAATGACTGACCTAAATACCTACCGCGTGACAGATGGCGTGGATGATGTATTAGCCGCGCAGTATAACCGCGTGCTTGATAGCATCATCCGCGCAGAGCTGAGCAACACACAATCCCTGACGGACAATAAAACGCTTGCAGATACCGACTTTGCGCTGCAAGTTTACGCACCCACTGCGGCGCGGGATGTTACCCTGCCGGCGATAGCCGCCGGAAATCACCCCTATTACATCATCAACACATCCGCCAGCTACGCATTGACCGTCAAAAATGCAGGCGGCACAACCATTGGCACAGTAGCGGTCTCGTCATCCGGCTCATTTGCCAGCGATGGAACATCCTGGCACAGCTTCGGCGGCGGCGGCGGAGTTGCGCCGGACATCACTACTGCTCTAGTACATGCCGCGACCAGTAAGACGCCGCCAGTGGACGCGGACGAACTACCCCTGCTGGACAGCGCGGCCAGTTACGCGCTTAAGAAGCTGACGTGGGCAAATGTAAAAGCGGCGCTCAATAGCGTCTATATGACCGATGTATTGCAAGTTCAGATATTCAGCTAGGAGGAAACATGGCAACCTACACCAAAATAGGTCACTCAGGATCGACAAATGGCAAGCAAATCAAAGTTGCGGCGACATCGACGCCCGGAACTCTGATACACACGGCGCAGTCCGGGACGAGCAACTTCGACGAAGTCTGGATATACGTCACGAACAATCATACCGCCAGCGTCAATCTTACGATTGAATGGGGCGGGACGACCAGCACAGATGACCTGATACAGCAGGCAATTCCGGCAAAGACCGGATTATATCTGCTAGTGCCGGGGCTGGTATTGCAAAATAGTCTGGTAGTGCGGGCGTTTGCGGCGACGACGAATGTAATCAGTGTCAGCGGCTGGGTGAACAGGATAAGCTAATGAGTACATCTAGTGCAAAAAGAACAAGATTGCGAAACGGCATGGGCGCTGTAGATGACGTATTGGCATATATCTCCTATGACTTGACATACTTG